CACGCCAGGCATTGGTGTCGCGGTCCCATACCCAGATGCTGTCCGTGGTGCCCACCACAGCCCACCAGCCGTTTTCACCCACGGGCACCGCAGCAGTCAGGGCGTCTGAGGTCTCATACCAGCCCTGCGCGCCCAGCGTAATGGTGCGCACCTGCTCGAAATATTCCTTTGTGGCCTGCAGGTATTCACCGGATTTTGTTTCGCTGCCCTTCGCATTGGATGCGCTTGTGCCAGCATTGGTCTCGCTAGTCTTTGCTGCGCTTGCGCTGGTGCTGGCAGTGCTGGCCGCACCTGTGGCATTGCTGGCCGCGCTGGATGCTGTCTGGGCATCTTTTTTTGCGGCTGCTGCACTGTCAGCAGCTGCGGTTTTGCTGGTATTGGCATCATCTCGCGCCGCTTCGGCTTTCTTTGCGTTGGCCTGAGCACTGGCGGCGCTGGTACCAGCATTTGTCTCGCTAGTCTTTGCTGCGCTTGCGCTGGTGCTGGCATTCGTTTCACTCGTTTTTGCGACCTTCGCACTGGTCACGGAGTTTGTCTCCGAGGTCTTTGCCGCACTGGCCGAACTGGCAGCAGTTGTTTCGCTGGCCTTTGCTGCCTTTGCACTGGCGGCAGCGGCATTCACAAAGGTCTGTCCGTATGCCTCCACTTCCGCCTTCAGCGTCGCCATAAAGTCCCGGATCTCAGAAATGTCAGTTTTTGTGTCTACCACCAGGCCTTCCAGGCATTTTGCCTTGCCAAGCGTCGTGTGGAACGCACAGTTCACCATTCCGCCAGTGGTAATAAGGCCCACCACAATAAAGAACACATCGCCCTGATACGCTACAGCATCCGCCGCCACAATCCAGTCAAACACCACTGCATTGCCTTCAGTGTGTTTGCTCGTCACCGTGTAATAGTTTTTGTCACCGTTTGCATTCTGGTAGTTGATGCGCAGGTCAAACTTCGACATATCGTATCCGCGCCATGTTTTGTTCATTCTAAATCGGATGCGGTTCGCGTCTTTATCTCCCTCAACGCCCAGCACCACACCCCGCTCCGGGATGGCAATTATGCGCAGGTCTTCATCGATCACAAAATCATAAGCGGTATCTTCTTCGCTCACATCTGCCATTGCTGCAAACTGCTTGTCCAAATCCACCATGTCACTTCACCTGCTCGATCAGTACCTTGTTTGTTATCATCCGCGTCTTGCCATTCTGGCCAGCAAGATACACCTTAAAGCTTTTTCCGTCCGTCACCTCGTCGGGTACGGCGCACTCACCTTCCGCGCTCACAGTCACCGCATATTCGTCGTTGAACACAGCAATTTTCTTGGCCATAAGCCACTCCGGGTCACTCTGCTCAAAGTGGCAGCGCAGATAGCCTTTGCTTCCGGCTGTCACGCCGGCAAAATCACCGCGCTTTGCCAGCTGCTGCCCTTCCACGGCAAACTTCAGCATCCGCATTGTTTCTCCTCCCTGTCGCACTCGGCATACAGCCGCCATTCCAGTTCGCTGATAAGGTTTTTGGTCGCTTCCATCGTGCTGGAACTCTGCGGCGGGTCAAACAGCATCTTCACCTTCAGCGCCGTATAGCTCTTTACCGCTTCAATGTCTGCCCTGTTCTGGCAAAACTCGCTCCATGTTGCAGTCGCATCGCTGATGCCAAAGCCCTCCTGAGGCCCAACGCCCATCTGCCGCAGGATCATCAACACGCTGTTGATGTGCATGATAAGGTCTGCATCAAACGCCGTGTACTCCTCGGTCAGTCCAAGGAGTTTCTTCACCGAGGTAAGGATACTGTCCATTTCCGATCACCTCAGTCTACAATGCACTGATTGTCCCACTTCTTGTAGGCGTCCAGATAGGTCTCGCCCTTATCGCCGTCGTGGGTGATCTCGTAGTACATACCGTCAGACACGGTGGTACTCACCAACGCCTTCCAATTCTGCAGGGTTTTGCTGAACCATACGATGAACACGTCCTCCATTGTCAGCTTCTTGCCGTCGGTCACGTCCACGTGAGCGTTAAAGTAGTCCACCACCAGCTGCTTTGCGCGGTTCAGCATTGCATCGTTTTTCATTTTGTTTTCCTCCTTTTATTATTCCTCGTGATCCATCACGCCCTCGGCTGCAATGGCTGCATTTGCCCAGAACAATGCCTCGTCCAGCTTTGTCAGTGCCAGACTGCGTTCCCTGCTTGGCGCAATACGCCGCACCATTCCTTCTGCCTCCTGCATCTTCAGCCGCAGGTTTGTGCTGTATGCCGCTTCCGCAACATTGAATTTTCGTACAGGGTACATCTTCATTTCCTCCATGGGCATGTGTCGCCAGGTCGTCTTTCGGCAAATGCAGGCTTTAGGATCGTATCATCTCCATAGTGGATGGCCTTGTGGGTCCGATCGCTCACGCAGATCACGTTTTCCGGGTCCAGAAGTGCGTCTGAGTGCTGAAGCACGTCCTCTTTCGTCAGCGGGTTCAGATGGTGGATAATAATGCGCGGCCGGATGGGTTTGCCGTTTCGTATCACCCAGTCGGTGATCTCGTGATCTTTGCACGCAAGGTCACACCCAGCGTCCCGCACAATGATCCTGTCCCGGAACTGCCGCCACTCTCTTGACTGGTAAAAACTCTGATTTAGCCACCGGTCAAAGCCAAAGGTGTCGTATCCAACCGTACCGTGCAGTTGCAAATAGTGGAAGCGGTCTTCAAACGTTGCATACTGACAAAGTTCAGTATAGGTCTTCATAAGCAGCTCACGCCCCAGCAGATCATGGCGAATACCGTGCAGATCATAGAGAGGCAAATCAACTTACTATGCAGGTTCTTATGGCCTTCCATTTCGTCATGGTAAGCGCATATAAATGTAAAAATCAGAGTACACCAACAGCCAAATCCGCCGAACCACTTATCAATAATTTGTGGAAGCCCGACCGCAATAGCCGTCAAAAGCGACAGAATACTAGGAGGCAAATACCACCAGTACCGCTTGTTTGTCAGTCGTTCTCGGTCTGTGAACAAGCATGCAAGCATGATCCACGGCATCGCCGCCATCAGCCAGAAGCAGATTTCTTCAAATGCCGTCATCATAAAAATCCTTTCTTCCGCAACATGCCATCTGTAAGCAGCATCGATGCCCATGCAACTGCTCCAGTCAAAAAGAACTGCCTTCCATTCGCACAGGATATTGCGCTTTACCAGAAAAACCGCTGCTGTAAAGTAGATAAAAACAGCACTGCCAGAACGACTTAGGCTACATAAGAGCTTTTAAAACTCATAGTCTGGGGCCTCGTCTTCGTCCACGCCATTGTACTTTGCCATGGCTTTCAGCACATTTGCGTACATTTCTTTGGTGTCCTTTGCGTTTTCTAGTGTCTCGGTCTTTGCCCGGAGCAGTTTGTTTTCTTCTTCCAGTTTTTTCTTTTCAAGGTCCGCTTTCATAGTAGCCAGCTTCAGGAAGTGCGTTGTTTCTGCACTGGAAGCCGTCCCTTCTCGTAGCCTTCTTTCCACCAGTTGCATGGTCAGGTTTATCATGTACTGTTCCTGTGCTTCCGGACTTGTTGCAGGCCGGGCCGAAGCCACAGCCGCTTCTCCCGGTGTGTTCTTCTTCGGTCGCATTCAAAAGGCCCTCTTTCTTTTGTTGTCTAAAATTCAGTTTTTGCAAAGGCTTATGGGTGCTGTGGCAGTGCTTTTCATTTGAAGGGAGAAAGCAAACATTCCGTATAAAGGAGAACAATACAGAATGCCCCGATGCCGATGGAGGTCAAACGTCATGAACTCAGAAAGCTCTTAGGAGGCGCGCACCCCATAAGCCCTTGCAAAAACTGTCGAAACCTCAGTCTACACCCCAAGGCCTCGGCAGCATGTTTAAAGCCCAAATATCAATTTTCCCTCCGGGGAAATATCAAAGACCGACGCGATTTGAGAGGGGGGTGTCGATTTTGAGACCCCTCCCTATGGCCTTAAGCACTTTGTGCATAGCCGGTATCGTCCTTGATCTCGATTTTGAGCTTCTTATAGATGTTAGCTGGATCGTTTGCCACAATTTTATTGATTGCTTTCTCAATTTCGTAGGCATTTTCATTGTCTGTGAACTGAGAAGAGGTCTGTGCCAGCCGCATAAGCAGGCCAGACGAGTTATAGCCGTGATCCATGTCATACTGATACCACTGCTCGAACTGCTCATACGGATTGTAGGGATTATCGAACGTGGTCAGAAAGCATCGAACCATAATTCAAAGCCTCTCTTTCCTGTTATCACTTTCCAAGTGCATCATAAACGGTGGATTCAGGAACGCCACACGCCTGTGCAATCTCTTTATAAGTGTAACCGCTTCGCAACATCGCTCTCGCTTTGGTCAACTTAGCCGAAGACAACGAAGCCGTGGTTTTGGGCATTGCGCGTTTCACGATTTCATCCGAATCAGAAGAATTCAGGAACTTTGACAGCATGTTGTCGGAAATTGCGCCAGCCTGAATAGCTTCCCATTCTCTGTCGCTAAACCTGACTTTGGACTTTTGCCCACTTGCGCCGACCTTATCGCGAGCGCGCTGCATTTCAACAGAAGAAATCTTCTTGATTTCTTTCTTGTCCTCGGTGTTTTGCGGGTCTAAGCCCAGTTCCTGAATTTTGGCCTTGATGTTGGCATTGGCAATCAGCATTGCCTTGCGCTCCTTAGGTTTATTGGCCAGCATTGTGGTGTACTTGTCTTTCAGTGACATAACTTCCGCAGCATATGTCTTGGCTGCCTCAGGATCACGCTGGATGCCCTTCATGTTGGCCGCCTCTTTGCGGGCCTGTGCTGCCATAGCTTTGAGCTTATTAGAGAAGTCTGCGTACAAGTTCTCCTGAATAGTTCCGGAAGAAAGGGTTCTTGCATCCTTTGTCTCGGAAATCAGACTTACCGTGTCTTCAGCAATGCGCTCCTTCTTGGTCTTCGGGTCTGGGAAGGTACGCCCGCTCTCCTTATAGATGAGTTCACCAGTCTCCTTATCAACACGAACACTGCCACGACGCTCAGGCACACGGATGGTCTGTTTACGACGAGACAGGAGTGTTGATGCACCACCATAATGCGTAGTACCGTCCTCATCCACACGG